ACTTGCAAAGAGGGGAAATCCTAAAAACTAAAAAAGGGTATGGCATAAATCAAAAATCATATCATACTATTGCAACTGATATTAAAACAGCTGTTACAAGAATTAAAGAATATTATGGAATCTCATTAGGCCAATCTGGATGGATAAGAAATAACATCAGTTACAAATGCAGAGGAGAGCTTGGCCTGGAGGGTTGGGATATTTTGATAAAAAAATATTTTGAAAATGCTGGGAATTTCAAGCCTTTAAATTTAAAAATTAGCCAATGAGAAATTTTAGAGAAAAATTAGAATGGTGGATCATGTATATTATAACATCAATTTTCTGCATGATCATTTTATTGATCTTTTTAAAATTAGAATATTGGATTGATCAAATGTTAAACTTAAATTAAAAATTATGGTGTTAAAATTATATGAATTAAAAATCACTTACATGAATGTTTATAAAGGCATTTTGACTAAGATCCAGTATTATGGATTGCAAGATCATCAAGAGGATCTGGAAAATTGCAGAGAGATCCTCAAACAGCTTGATCTTGATTATGTAGAGCTGGAGAATGATTTTGCTAAAATGAATCCTAAATTATGAGTAATAATGAAAGAAAGAAAATCCCTCTTTATAGAGGGGTTTTTCTATATTTTCCTGATGCATTGAAAGAGGTTGCTAAGGTTAGCTATGCTGGATCTAAACAGCATCATCCTGATAAGCCGATTCATTGGGATAGAAATAAATCATCTGATGATCTGGATGCAATGCTTAGGCATTTATCAGAATCTGGAACAATAGATGATGATGGAATTTTGCATGATGCAAAAGTTGCCTGGAGAGCTTTGAGCAATCTCCAAAAATTAATTGAAAATAATCCAAAATTAAAATCAAATGTTAAATAATTTAATTAAAAAAACAATGTCAAATGAGAAATATCATTCTCATAAATCCATAAGCTGTTCTGGAATTAAAACAATCATCCATGATAGCTTGTATAATTTTTTACATCCAGATCCTAATAAAGAGCCATCTCAAGCTATGATCATAGGATCAGCAACTCATTCATTTTTATTAGAAAAGGAAAAGTTTTTATCTGAGTTTTATATTATGCCTAAAATTGATCGGAGATCCAAAGAGGGAAAAGAGCAATTTGCATGGCATAATAAAAGAGCTGAGGGTAAAATGATCATTAATGATGCAGAGTATCAGATCCTTCAGCAAATGGAACATAATAGGGATAAGATCGATCTGGCAAAAAAGTATTGTAAAGGAGAAATTGAAAAATCTTTTTTTGGAGATTATAATGGGATTGATATTAGGATTAGGCCTGACATAATAAATCTTAAAGAGGGATGGATCGGAGATATTAAAACAACGAGAAACATCAAGCCATCAAAGTTTAAATATGAATGCAAAAATCTTAATTATCATTTGCAAGCTCATTTCTATTCTTACATGCTGGGAATGGATCCAAAGGCATTTAGGATCATTGCAATAGAAAATGTCCATCCATATAAAATTGATGTTTTTAGTTTTTCAGATGATATGCTGGAGGAGGGAGAAATGCTTTGGAGAACAGCATTGGCTCAATATAAAAATTTTCTTGATACTGGAGAGATCATTGGCCATGAATGGCATGAGATCTCAGAGGATGGATCAAAAACTTTATGATCATGAGAATAGGGAAAAAAAGGAAAAAAGTTTTGGAACTCTATGCTAATGATCCATCATTAGATCTTAGATCATTGGCTTATAGATCCGGATGCTCAGAGCAATATGCTACAAAAGTGATCCAGGAATATCATAGAGATATGGTTTCCTATTATCATTTATGTTTAGCTCCAGCTGTAACTGATCCAGAGAAATTTTATTTATTTAATGATAATGGCATGCAAAAAACTTTAAAGATCCAGGATAATGTTGTAATTTGTGATCAACAGCTAACCAATTTGGAGGCTTTGTTTGTTCAAATTAATCTTGGAAAAAAAATAGATGCCGAATCCTTATGCAAAATATTTAACTAAAGAAAATAAACTCCAACATTCTGTGATTACATATATCAATTTTCAATATCCAGATCTTTTATATACTCATGTTGCTAATGAGGGCAAAAGATCAAGATGGGAACAATACTTAATTAAATATTTAGGAGTCAAGGCTGGAGTTCCAGATCTTTTAATATTTGATCCAAAAAGCAAATACAATGGCTTAGCAATCGAATTTAAAATTAAATATAATAAACCAACAGAAAATCAAGAAAGATGGTTAAACGAGCTTAAAATGCGAAATTGGGCTTGTTTTGTCATTTACAATTATGATGATGCAGTAGAACTAATCAATAAATACTATCATAATGATCTATAATTATATTTACTACAACGAAAAATCTCAAAAAGTCAGATGCAAATCATTTCAAGTTAGTGATGCTGAATTTGAATTTGTTGGGAAATTAACCAAATGCGAATTTGATCTATTGATCGAAGTGCTTTTTGAACAGCATGGAGATCATAATATTACATTAGAGGAGTTTGTCAATGTTTATTTACAGCTGAGAAATTTTACTGATGAATTGAAAAACTTAATTGATGTCAATAAAGATTTATAAACCAAAAGAATTAAACCAATTTACAGCTATACCAAATCAGATCTTTAGATCTAAGGGGGTATCCATGCAAGCCTCTGGATTGTATTGCTGGCTTTTTTCTCATAAATCTGGACATGGGATTTCAGTTTCTTTTATTGCTGGGCATTTTAAAAATGGCAGAGATGCCATAAATACAGCATTAAACGAATTGATCGATTATGGCTTTTTAGAAAAAAAACAATTGAGATCTAAAGGCAAGTTTTCTGGATATGATCTCCATTTAACTTTAGGAAAACCAGTTCCTGGAAAACCGAAACCGGATAAACCGAAACCGGAAAATCCTAAACAAATAAATAATAATATAAATAATAATAATAATTATATAAGATATAATAATATAATGCCTCATTTTATAGATTTATTTCCAGATCAGTTTAAACCGAAAACAAAAGCTAACAATGATAAGTGGATCCAATGCCTCGATAAATTAGAGAGATTAGATGGTTATGATCTTAGAGAAGTTTATAGAATCGTAAAACATTTTAGATCTGATCAGTTTTGGAGCAATCAATTTTTGACATTGTTAAAGCTGAGGAATAAAGATAAAAATGGCTTAAAATATATTGATAGGTTTGCTGATCTGTTTAACAAAGAATCAAAGCCTAATGCTTATAAAAAAATAAAAGGATTAAAACAATTCTATTTGGATTCAGAGTTTAATCTTTTTGCTCAAACTAATAATCAAATATTAACTGAATTTCATTTAAAACAGATCCTTAGTGATCGAGATATTAAAGAAGTGATAAAACATCTCAGAAATGATAATAAATAAAACCTATCATCTTGCAGATCATGAAATAGATCTGATCAGTTTTGTTGCAAATCAACGACAACAAAACAAGATCAAAACTGGTTATGATGGCCTAAAAACATTGGCTCATAAAAATAGATCAAGATTAGAATTAAATAAAATGGGTTTTGGAGCTGAATATATTTTCTGTAAAGAAATGAATCTTATGCCTGATTTTACGATCCATAACAAAAGAAAATCAAATGATTCTGATGATTTTGATGCCTTATGGAATGGATTTTCAATAGATGTAAAAGCATCTGGATCTAAATATCCATTAAGGATCAGAAAAGATCTTAGATCTAACTGCCAGATCTTTGCATATTTTAAAACATTTTCAAAACAATTCAGATCATATAAGTTTATAGGATTTGCAACCAATGAAATGATCTTTGATACAAAAAACATAAAAGGAGATAGCTATCATTTTAAAAATGATCAATTTATTAGCCTTAGAGAACTTAAATACAAATTAAACATAATATGAACATAATAAACGAGCTCCAGAATTTAGGAATCAACTTAAAAAACAGATCATCTGGCCAAATCAAAACAATTTGCCCAAAATGTTCTCATAACAGAAAAAAGAAATCAGATCCATGCTTATCAGTAAATATTGATCAAGGTTATTATAATTGTCATAATTGCCAATGGAGTGGATCAGTAATGTTTAAAAAGAAAACTGAATATGTTTTGCCAAAAATAAATCCTGGTAAATTATCAGATAAGATCATAGATTATTTTAAATCAAGATCCATTACAATGCAAACATTGATTGATTTTAAGATTACAGAATCAATGAAATATTTTCATGCTTTGGATCGTAAAACAAAAGCAATCAATTTTAATTATTACAGAGATAATGAATTGATTAATATAAAATATAGAGATTCCAGGAAAAATTTTTCCCTTGAAAAAAATGCTGAGCTTATCTTTTATAATTTAGATCAAATCAAAGATCAAGAGAGCTGTTACATTGTAGAGGGAGAAATAGATGCCTTATCATTGCATGAAGCTGGAATTAAAAATGTCATTTCTGTTCCGAATGGAGCAAATTCTGGATCTCAAAAATTAGATTATTTAGATAATTGTATTAAATATTTTAATAATAAAAAAGAAATTATATTATGTTGTGATCATGATGATCCTGGATTGGCATTGAGAAATGAATTGGCCAGGAGATTAGGAAAATACAGATGCAAATACATTGATCTAAATGGCTATAAAGATGCTAATGAGGCTCTTGTATCAATTGGAATTTTAAAGCTGTTAGAACTCTTAGAAAACAACAAAAAGAGTTTTCCTCTGGATGGAGTTCTGGATCTTGATACTATTTGGAATGATGTAATTAGTTTTAATAATTCTGGAATTAAAAACTTTACTATGGGATTCAAAAATGCTGATAATCTATTAAAAATATCTATGGGAGAGTGGAGCGTTATTACCGGAGTTCCAAATTCTGGAAAATCAGATTTTTGCGATCAGATCCTTTGTAATATGGCAGTTAAACATGGATTTAGATCAGCAATGTTTGCTCCAGAATCATATCCTTATGAATCTCATATTAAAAGGATCTCAGATAAATTAAATAAGAGATCCAGCTCGATTGAGGATCTAAATAATACCAGAGATTTTATTAATGATCATTTCTCCTGGATCAAAATAGATCTTAAAGATTTAACATTAGAAAAAGTTTTAAAGCATTTTAAGGAGCTTGTATATCAAAAAGGGGTTAATCTTTTTGTTATTGATCCATACAATATGCTTAACCATAATTTTAATGCAGATCATTCCTATCATGATAAGATCTTATCTTTATTAACTCAATTTGTTCAGCAAACAAATACTCATCTTTTTTTAATAGCTCATCCTCGAAAATTAGAATCAGAAAATGGCATATATAAAAAAGCAACTCTTTATGATATTTCTGGATCAGCCAGTTTCTTTAATAAATGTTTTAATGGCATTGTTGTAGTTAGAGAGCTGGGATCTAAAACTAAATTTGGATCTGATCTCGTTAGAGTTTATATTGACAAAGTAAAAAGAAAAGATAATGGATCCTTAGGATCCTTTGATCTTGCTCCAGATTTTAAAGCTGGAGGATCTTACAAAGAATTAGATCAACAAATAAAACCTATATTAAATAAAACTAAAATTCCTTTTTGATGAGCATCTTACCAATCCAATATACAGCTATGAGCTGGTGTTTAAAAAGAAATATAAAAATTTATATTGTAGCTTTGCAAAGTGGATATAAAACACTTTACATCAATGATTCAGGAGCTATTATTAAAAGCCATAAGTTTTATAAAACAGATAAAGAAGCATCTGAAAAGATCTGGAATCTATATACATATATTTATAAAAAATATAATAAAAAAGCTATTAAAGAAATTGAATCAGGATCATGATAAATTATTGCATTTCTTTTATGGATCTGTAATATCTTTTATTTTGATTATTGGTTTAGATATAACTGGGATAATTATCTCTTTTATATTACCAGGCATTAAAGAGTTGTATTATGATAAATTTTTAAAACAAGGAAATATGCAATTTCTTGATTATATTTATTCAATCATTCCAACAATGATGTTTGTAATAATTAAATACTTAAATTAAAATGATTTTAAACATTAGCGAATTAGAGCAACTTTCAGATATTTACAATGATGATCCATCTCCAGAAAATCATCCAGCAAATTATTTAAGATCTGATAAAATGTTAGATCAATTCTCACTACAAGCCAGAATCAATATTAGTGAAAACAATAGATCTATTTATCAGGGAGCTTATAATCAATTAAAATTAGATCTTGGAGATCTTAGCGAAAGGGATCCATTAGATCCATTATTTGTTTCAAAAACCTATTTGGAAAATTATTGCTTTAACAATGATTTAACCTTATCTCCTTTGATGATTAAGGATTCAGAATAAATTGATTAAATTTGCTACATGCCTACACATTCGGACATACTAAAAAAGAAGTTATTAGAGGCTCTCGAGAAATCTCTTGGAGTGGTTACAACAGCATGTAAATCAGCTCAGGTTGCTCGATCAACCTTTTATGATTACATGGCTAAGGATCCTGAGTTTAAGAAATCAGTTGAGGACATCTCAGAGATAGCTCTTGATTTTGCTGAGAGTAAATTACATCAACAGATCTCAGAGGGTAATACAACAGCAACAATTTTCTATTTAAAAACCAAAGGCAAAAAGAGAAACTATATAGAGAGGCAAGAGATACAGCATGATGCTAAGCTCGAATCTAAACTGATTGAATGGAAACCAGCAAAGAGCAAAGAGTAGTCCAGGAATGCAATAAACAATTTTACGAAACACTAAACTCTGATCAGAGATTTATAATCCATAGAGGTGGATCAAGATCTGGGAAATCGGTTGCCATCTGCCAATACATAGCTTATATTCTATTAACAGCTAAGGATCCTCAAGTAATAACGATCATAAGAAAAACATTACCAACATTAAAAGGATCTATATACAGAGATATGATCAAGATCCTGGAGGATACAGAGATCTATTATCATGGGATCCATAACAAATCAGAGAACACTTTTAGATATAAGAATCATCTCCTGGAGTTTAGAGGCCTGGATGATCCTCAGAAACTAAGAGGAGCATTTAGAACAATATGCTATGCCAATGAGATCAATGAGCTAACAAAGGAGGATTTTACTCAGCTAAACATGAGAACAAAGGACAAGTTTATCTGTGATTATAATCCATCAGATCCGAACAGCTGGATCTATGATGATCTGGAATCGAGAGATGATGCAGATGTATTTGTTTCAACCTATATGGATAATGCTTTCCTGGATCCATTGATCAAGGCAGAGATCGAAAGGCTGGAGAAAACTAATCCTAATTACTGGCAGATCTATGGATTAGGCCAGAGAGCAACATATACTGATCGGCAGATCTTTACAGATTTTAAGATCATAGATCATAATGAGTTCCCTGATCTGGATGAAACTTATTTGGGATTAGATTTTGGATATACGAATGATCCAACTGCAATTGTAGAGGTAGGAAAACAAGGTAATAAATTATACATCCATGAAATTTTGTATAAAACAAAGTTCACTAATCAAATGATCATTGACTACATAAAGAGAAATGATCTGGATCAGAAATTGATCTATGCAGAATCAGCTGAGCCAAAGAGTATTGATTTCCTATCAACAGAGCTCTGGGTAAAACCAGCAACTAAAGGAGCTGGATCTATAATGGCTGGGATAATGCTGTTAAAGGATCATGAAATCATAGTATCTAAACAATCCAAAAACATGATCAAAGAATTTTACAATTATTGGTGGGAGAAAACAAAGAATGGCCAGATCATAAACGTACCAAGAGATAAGCATAATCATTGCATGGATGCTCTCAGATATATGGTATTTTCGAGATGGAAAAAAGGAGATAATTTCTTTGTAATCTAATGAGTTTTAAATTTTGTAAATTTGCTTTTAATTTCTTATATCAAAATATATGGCCAGCTTATTAGATAGGATCCGAAACCTTATTACAACAAAGAATAATCAAGCTACTAATATTGATTATAATAAAGCAGTTTTCAACTATCTTGGAAATAATATAATCTGGAATGCAGAGAATGATCAAACTTATATTGACAAAGGCTATCGACAAAATGCAACGATCTATTCATTGGTTAATATAATAATCAATGCATGTTCAACAATACCATTTCAGATCTTTGAGATCAAATCAGAATCTGAATTTAAAAGATATAAAGCATTAACCTCAGCATTAACTCCAGAGGCTATGCTAAAGGCTCAGATCATGCGAAAACACACAATGGTAGAATTAGAGCATACTAATATCCATGAGCTCTTAGAGAGGCCAAATCCAATGCAATCTTATGGATCTTTTATCCAGGAATTAATTGCATTTGGAAAACTAACTGGGAACAGATACATCTATGGGATAGCTCCAGAAACTGGATTAAAGCAATACAAAGAGCTTTATGTTTTACCATCTCAATTAGTTGAAATACATTCTGGAGGGATCATGCAACCAGTAAAAGAATATAGTTTGCAATACAATGGATCTCACAAAATTCCAGCTGAAGTAGTTTGCCATATTAAAGATTTTAATCCAAACTATAATCTTTCTGGATCTCATCTTTATGGACAATCTCCATTGAAAGCTGGATTAAGATCATTGCAAACAAACAACGAGGCAACAGAAACTGGAGTTAAATACTTACAGAATCAAACAGCCAGAGGAGTTCTAATGAGTGATGAGGGGGATATTAATGAAGTTCAGGCTCAACAGCTTAAGGACAGATTTAAACAGCAATACAGAGGATCTAACAATGCCGGAGATATTGTTATAACTCCAAAGAAATTATCCTGGATAAATTTTGGATTGAATGCATCAGATCTAAGTTTGATCGAGCAATACAATGCATCTATTAAAGATCTATGCAATATCTATAATGTTCCATCTGTATTATTAAACAATACTGAATCCTCAACATATAACAATGTCAAAGAGGCAAAAAAATCATTGTATCAGAATGCAATATTGCCAGAAATGTTAAAGATCAGAGATGAATTAAACAGATGGCTAATGCCTCAATTTGGAGAAAAATTAAAATTAGATTTTGATTTCACAGCAATACCAGAGCTCCAGGAGGAAACTGAAAAGATAGTTAATCAAATGAGCTCGGCCTGGTGGCTAACTCCAAATGAGAAAAGAATTGCAACTGGATATGGAGTTGATGAGGAAAATGATATGATGAATACTTATTATGTTCCATCTAATCTTTTACCAATAGAGGAATCCGAAGTTGATCCAAATCAGGATGGCATAGAGCCGATCAACTTGGATGAGGATCAAGAGGAAAAAACTATGATCATAAAAAGAGCTGTTCCTGGAATGGATGATGCTTACACAACTGAGGAGGAGGCTGAAGCAAGAGCTGAGGAGCTCGGTGGATCAGGATCTCATTCTCATGAAGATGAGGATGGAAATGAGATCTTTATGCCATTTAATTCTCATGAGGAATATATGGAGGCTATTGAGAATGATAAAAATTATCATGATGAGGATGAGGAAAAGCAAATGAGTGCAAGATTAGAAAAAGCATTAAAAAAAAAGGCTGATGATCATAATGAAAAAGTAAACAATGCTGTAAGTAAACGAACAAATGTTAGAACTTTATATGCAGTTTACAAAAGAGGGATCGGAGCATATAGAACAAATCCATCATCAGTTAGGCCATCAGTTTCATCTCCAGAACAATGGGCAATGGCCAGAGTAAATTCTTTTTTATATGTTTTAAGAAATGGGAGATTCAGATCTGGCCAGCATGATACAGATCTCTTGCCAGCTGAACATCCAAAATCAACAAAAAAAAAATCAAGTCATAACAACGAGGAGGATCCTTACAAAATGAGTTTTGATGGCTATCCTCAATCAGCATCAAACAACGCTCAGAGGATGTTAGATCTAAAAGAAAAACATGGATCTAAAGTAAAAGGAGGAACAGCAACTGGATGGAAAAGAGCTAAACAATTGGCATCAAGATCTGATCTATCATTTAGAGATGTATTAGATATTTATTCATTTTTAATGAGGCATAAGGGAAATGAAAAAATAGATCCCAAATACCAGGATGAGCCTTACAAAGATGCTGGATGGGTTTCTTATAAACTTTGGGGAGGCAAATCAATGATCCCTTATGTTACCAGGATAAGAAACAAATATAAAGATGATTAATTATAACAAGTTTTCCAGAGCTTATGATCAAAAATATAAAATTGTAGAAAGGAAACAAATAAGATCCTGGAGCAAATTTTATAAGGATAAATATTTTTCAACTATTGATCAATTCTTACAATTTCAAAAAAAAGATTTTCCATTTCTATTTACAAAATCTGATTGGCTTAATGCATATAAGTTCTTATATGTTAATGTAGGAATGTCAATGGCTAATTGGTATTTTAATAATTTTGAAAAATTTGCAACGAAAGATCTTGAAACTAAAAATTATCAAACAGCTTGGGAGGAAACATTTGCAAATATTTCAGCTCAAATTGGAACAAAAAGAATAACTGGATTGTCAGCAAATCAAAGAAAACAATTAAACAATCTTTATTCAAAGTTAATGAGAGATCCAAAATTTATGGCTCTGGGAGTGCCAGAGCAAACCAGGATCATAAGAAAACAATTAACATATTTATCAAAAGTACAGGCAACCAGGATCGTAAGAACTGAAACAACAACAGCATCAAATATGGCAATGAGAGAATCAGCTTTTACTATGTTCGATAAATCATCTCTTAATAAAACCTGGCAATCATCTTTTTTGCCAACCTCAAGAGATGGCCACATGGAGCTGGATGGAGAAACTATCCCTGAACATGAAAAATTCCTGGTTATAGCTCCAGATGGTAAATCAGATATGATGAGTTTTCCTGGAGATCCAGCTGGATCAGCTGGTAATGTTTGTAATTGTACTTGTAAAGTTTTTTACATCCCAAAAACATATAATGAAAGAGTTGTTGGTGGAGATCTTGTTGATGTCGGATTTGGATTAGTTTCCAACACACCTGGAGGAGCTGGAGATCTGGTTTCAACTGGAGTTGCAAGAATATTGCCAGCATCTGGAGGAGCAACCATAACACCTCCTAAAGAAATTGATGATCTGTTAAGAACAATAAGAGAAACTCAAAGGAGATCAAATGAGGGAGATTTATATGCAAAATTTACTGATAAGATGCGAAATTATGTTGAGGAATTAAAAGGGTTTGGAGCTGATCTGGATGATTACATTTCTATAATAAACAGATCTCAGCCTTTAAATAAACTGAGGCTATTTATAACTAAGGCAAGAAAAGATATTAGGCAATTTTATCGGCCATCAGAGAAAAAAATGCAACTATCAAGAGCCTTTGGTAGAACAAGCCAGGTTAGAACATTTATGCATGAGTTTGGCCATGCTCTTGATGATTATTTTGGAATTGGTATTAAAAACTGGGGCTCTTATAAACCTTATAGATTTGGTAATGAAATCTGGAAAAAATTTGCACAAAGATATGTTGGACAAACTGGATTAAAACAATATAAAAAATTTACATCTATGTTTGATGAGAGTTATAAAAAGTTATCAAATACAATATCACAAATGAGGCAAGCTGGAGCATCAGCTGATGAAATAAGTGCATTCGTGGAAAACAGATTAATTCAAATCTATGGAGATGATGTTTATGTGAATGCTATTGAAACACTAAATAAATATGGCAATAAAAACATCAATCCTTTTGCTATAAGAAATGAAATAAATCAGCAGATGATATATGCTATTGATACTATGGATGGATTATTTGGGATCTCAAAAAATTATCCTCGATTAGCTGGATATGGGCATAAAGTTGGTTACATGAATAGAAATGGATTAGCTGAAGTTGTTGCTGAGGCATTTCAATATAAATATTTTGGAAATTATGTATTTCAGAAATTTAATCCAGAATTATTTGATGATTTAATTCGAGTTGTTGATCAATGGCTTGCATCATTGCCAAAACAATTGGCAAATGCCTTAAATTATTTAATAAAAAAAATAAAAAATGAGAATACTATCTGAATCAGAACAAAAAGAAATTAATGAATATTTTGAAATAGAGAATGATTATTTTAATAAATATCCGGAAGCAATAAAACCTTTTTTAATTGAAAGGCTGGCAAATGTCGATCAGGCTGATGCTTATTTAATGATATTAGATGCTTATAAAAAAAATAAATACATAACAACAAAGGATCAAGATGATCATTTTGATGGGGAAGTAATTACAATTAAAAATGGCTAAGAAAAAAGGAATCAATTTTACAACTTATGTAAGGCCTCCAAAGAAAAAACGAAAGGGGATCCATAGCAAAAATTTAAGTAGATCAAAAGGATCTAAACAATACAAAAAACCATACAGATCTCAAGGAAAAACCAGATAATTTATTTTGATTAAATTTGTAAAAAAATAATTATGGCTGATAATATACTATTTAAAACAGCTCCTCTTGGAGAATTAAAAGATTATGATGATCAAAAAATGATTATTCAAGGATATGGATCTTATTTTGATAATAAAGATGCTGATGGGGATGTAATTAAAAAAGGAGCTTATAAAAAAACCATTGAGGAAAATGGATCAAGGGTTAAATATTTATATCAACATAAAATGGATAAACCTATCGGAAAAATGCAAGAGCTTTATGAGGATGATAAAGGATTGGTTTTCCAGGCTAAAATTGCTGATACTCAATTAGGGAGAGATGTTTATACTTTAATGAAAGAGGGCATCATTAATGAAAACTCTGTTGGGATCATGCCAATTCAAAAAGAAAATAAAGAGGGTTACAGAGAGATTTCTGAAGTAAAACTTTATGAGATCTCAGCTGTTACATTAGCATCCAATGAGGAGGCTAAGATCCTGGATGTAAAATCAGATATGATGATCCTGGATGAAACTCTTAAACGATATGATCGGTTATGTAAACTGATCAGAAAAGGTAATATCTCGGATGATTTGGGATATGCCATAGAATCAGAGATCTTAAAATTAAAATCATTATTTGCAGATGCTACTCAGCCAGCTGAAATTATTGTTACTGAGCCAGAAATAATAATTGAGGACAATTCAAATGAGATCGTTAAATATTTGTCAAACAGAGTTAGAAATAACTCTAAATAAAGGGGTTAAGAGCCTCATCAAAAATGAATGAAGAATTAAAAAATTCGTTAGATAGTTTGGCTGGAGAAATTGATAATAAAATTGAAACAAAATCAATGGAAGTAGTTGAAACTATAAAGGCAGATAATGCTGAGGCTGTTGCTAATGTAGATGCAAAAGTTGATTCTCTTAATAAGAGAATGGATGATGCAGAGATAGCACAGAAAAAAGCATTTGAAGCAAATCAGGCTCCAACAACATTCAAATCAGCTTTGGAAAAAGCAATTGAAAATGGAGCATTAGAGCCTTTGAAAAAAGGAGGCAGATCGGCTGAGTTTATTTTAAAGGCCGATATGAAAATCAGCTCAGATTTTACAGGAGATGTAATTCAGCCTACAAGGGTTGATGGTGTAAAATTTGATCCAAGTAAGCCATCTCACATTAGAGAGATTCTGCCAATTGGATCAACAGATTCTGATGTTGTTAGATATGTTAAGGAAACTGCATACTCTGATGGAGTATCAGCGAAATCTGAGGGAGCAACATTAGGACAAACAGATTTTGAGCTTGAAGCTAAAGATGCTAATGTTAGAAAAATTGGAACTTATCTAAGAGTTTCTGAGGAAATGTTAGATGATTACAAGCAATTAATTTCTTATCTATCTGCAAGAGTGCCATCAAAAATTATGGCAGTTGAGGATGATCAGATCTTAAATGGTAATGGAACAGCTCCAAATTTATCTGGTATTTTTACAGATGGAACTGCATTTGTTACTGGAGCATCTGGAGCATTTTATCAGGCTGTATCTAATCCAAATGAGTTTGATGTATTAGTTGCATCAATGAATCAATTGGCATTAGTTAATTATCAGGCTGATCATATTGTTTTAAATCCATCAGATTTTCATAAGATTTTAGTATTGAAAGATACTACAAATCAATATCTAAAGGATCAAGTTTATGCTGGATTACAACCCTCATTTATGGGCGTGCCAGTTGTTCTTAATACAGCAGTTACAGCTGGAAAATTCTTAGTTGGTAATTTTGCTCTCGGATCTCAGTTATGGGTAAGAGAGGGTATCAGCTTAGGAATTTACAGAGAGGATGGCGTTAACATAAGAGAAGGATTTGTTACTATTAGAGCCAAAATGAGAGAGGCTTTAACTAACTATAATCCAAATGCATTTGTTCAAGGAACATTCAGCTCTGCAATAACTGCAATTACAAAATCATAATTAATTAATTAGTTTTTGTTTTTAGAGAGCCTCTTTTTGAGGCTCTTTTTTTTTATATGTGCATACTGAATGCATAGATCAAATCTATATTTGAATAAACTTTTAAATATATGTTATGAAAATAAAATTGATTAAAAATAAAACTGAAACTATTGGATGGTATTTATATGCTGAAACTATGGATGAGGCATATAAAATCAATGCTATAAGAAACATGATCTTTTTTGGATATGATGATCAAGTTGTAAAATACAATGGGAGATTAAGCCATGAATCAATCGGAGATCCGGATATTGATTCTGAACTAATACTAAAAGATAATGATATGGCTGGAGCTTTGTTTTGGTGCAAGCAAAAAAACATACCTGATTGTAATGAGTTCATGAGCAAACTTTATGAAACCAATAAAATTAAAAAGTAATATATTTGCATCAATGGATTCGTATTGCTTTGCATTGAGTTTGTTTACAGGCTGGATCCAGTAAAGAGAGAGGCTAAGAGTTCAGGATCTATTTAGATCCAATCAACCAAAGATCTCCAGATCAGTTAAAGCTATCCAGGATCATCATGATCCTAACTCATGGTAATTTTATTTTGATCTGTTCTTTGTACTTATTGAGATCATATTTAGAGGCCAGATCAAACTGGCCTCTCTTGTTTTTGATCAAACCATAAAAAATAAATTCATTATATTTGTAGGGAATCTGGGAACGAAATTATAGTGGGATTTAATTTTTTTCATGTGGAGCTCCCAACTCCATGCAGATTTAATTGAAAGCTGACTAATACTCTGGGCGAGTGTTAGAGCTTGCTCACGAATCCCGAAAGGGGCTAGGAGTGAGTTCTAACAAAACTTTAAGAGAGTTTTAGATCAGCTTTTGACATTTATATAGCTCTGTTTTTTATTTCTTAATTTTGCATTGAGGAAATCCTCAGCATACTAACCAACAAACAAACAATTATATGGATCCTAACATTCAGGGATCAATGGCTGAATATGCTGTTGCTCTCGAATTTATGAAATTGGGATATATTGTATCTAAGCCTTTACTGGATTCATGTAGATATGATTTGCTTGTTGATACTGGATCCAGGATCGTAAAAATCCAGGTAAAATCTAAAAAACAAAATGCCTGGAAACAAAAAGGGAGAAAAGGGATCCAAATGATGTTAGATCGGCATAAGCCTTATAATCTTGATCAGGTTGATTTTTTTGTTGTATATGTTGCTGATCATGGAGGTTTCTATATTATTAAAAATGATGGCAAAATGAAATCAGTTAAAATAACTCCTGGAGGAAAGTATAAAATTAATTTTAATAACTTTGCATCAATTAACTGAGTTTTTCATAATTGGTTTAATTTGTATTGGTTGTTAAAGAGCTGGATTTTCATCTGGCTCTTTTTTTTTATCTTTACAAAAAAATTTAAATCATGAAAATCATAATAAATTCTGAGATAATTTCAACAAAAAAAATCTATAAAGAGGGAGAGGAATATGAGGTTGAAAAAAAGATTGCAGAAAAATGGTGCTCCAAAGGATGGGCATCTAAAATCCAAAAGAAAAAATCTTTTAAGGATGCAGATCTAAACAATGATGGAGTTATAGATGAAAAAGAATTTGATCAGATCGAAAAAAAAAATAAACAATGAGGCAATCTAATTCAGCAATTCCAAATCATGATTCATCAATAATTTTATCTAATGATGAAATCAGATATTATTTAAAATTAACAGAAAATACATCTAATGAAAATTCTTTGATTGAAAGAATGAGAGATTATGCTGTTGATCATGCAGAGAATTGCATGAATGTGGATATATTAAGCAAAAACAGATCCTATTATTTACCAGAATTGCCAAAGGATGGAGTTGTTTATCTGCCATTTGTAGCTTTAGATCATAATCAATCAGCAACTGCAATTCAAATAACTTACTCACAAGGATCTGGAGGAGGAGGTATTGATTCATCAGAGTACGAAATTCAGGGCAATAACAATAATCAGATTGTTTTCAAAGATCCATTTTATAAAAATGTACTGATACAATATACAACAGCTCTATGGCCAGTAAGTGGATCAAATAATTTATTAGGGGATGCTTTAAAACATGCTCTGTTGAAAGTGATCGGAAATATCTATGATTACAGATCTGATTTTATGGCCGGTAAAACAATCAACATTTTGCCGATCAGTTCAATGAGCTTTTTTAACAAACATAAAAATGTTTACATATAATGATTTACGAGGGAATAGATCCAGGAAAGTTTAATAAATATATTGATTTTTTCTCTCCAGCTGTTGGAGCATCAGATGCTCATGGAGGTTTATCTCCAACAACATCTGAGCCAACTTTAATTTTGCAAGTTTGGAGCATTTGGAAATGGGTTAAATCTGATGTTAAAGAGGAGGATGGCAAAAGATCTATTTTTAAAGATGTTGAAGTTATTACAAGATTTAATCCGATTGAAAATAGCTTTGGGAATATGGAGATTTTTTATGATAGTTATGTTCTTGATAATGGAGTTAAATATGATGTTATGAGTTTTTATCAAATGGAGGAATATGGATACTGGAAATTTTTATTAAGATCTAAAAATGCAAGAAGTTAATCATGGCAAGAAATAAAGGCATAACACCACTAGTAAAAATTAATCCAACTGACATGGCTAAACTCAAAAAGAGCATGGCTAAGCTAAGATTATTGGATAAAGCTGGTTTATCATCAGAGCTTGGAACTTGGGCGTTAAAAACAGCAAGAGATGCATCAGCAAGAGCTCCAAAGAAAACCGGTAAACTATCTCAAAATTATTTTGCTGAAAGGGATAAAAAAACAGCAAGAGTTTACAATAAAAAACTTTATGCTCCCTTTGTTGAATTTGGAACTGGAAATGCTGTTGATTTAAGCGAATTAAAGGAGCTGGGAATCCCTGAAAGTTATGCTTTGCAATTCAAAGGGCAAGGTAAAACTGGAACAAGGAGGGTTGAAATTAATGGGGAATGGAGAACAATTACATTGCCAATCAGTTTGCCAGCAAGGCCTCATCTTTTTCCATCAGCCTCAGCAAACTTTAAGATCTTGTTTGAAAATATTAAAAAACGAATTACAAAAGATTGGAAATCATGAAAGATAGATCAGCTCAAATTAGATTTCAACTTTTTCAGGATCAAGCCTTTTTTAAAAATGCTGATTCCTTAACTTATTTAGATCCCTATAATGTTGAAACAAATGTTAAAGTTACAAACATAGTAAACAGAGATACTGATTATCCATTTGTTTTGATCAGATCAAATTCTGTTTCTGGATCAGAGGAAAATCAAACAGCTTATGGATCAGATGTTATTATTACATTTGAAGTTCATACAAAATTTAAAAGAGGACAAGGAG